CGTCTGCCGGGTCGCGAACGACCAAGGATGGGTGGAAAGCAGCGCGTCGCGCAATAGTGGATAAAGGCGCGAGGCCACGCGAGCTTCGGCACTGCCGTCATCGAACGAGCTGATGCTTTCCGCGCCGAGCTTGACGAGGGCACTTGAGCAAAGCTCGATGCTGCTGAGAGCCATGACCTGCGGTCCTTCAAGCTGAATCCGAGTAGTGGGAATCGAGAGTCGCGTCAGACGGTCCAGCCGATTCGCGGTCCCAGCCATCGCCAGAGCCGCTCACGCTCCACGGAGAGAGAAGCGATCACGCAGGCTCCGCTCTGGTATCCGACGAGAAACGGCTTGCCGGGCACCGAATAGACCATGACGCGCTCGGGCCTTGCCGGAAGATTGGGCCGACTGCCCGATCGCCACAGCTCAACGAACGGCTTCAAGAGGGCTTGCTCGAAAGCATAGCGCTGGACGCGGCTCGGAAGCTGCTCCTCGAACCGGGTAACGGCGATTCCAGGGCAGATCTGCCTTTCCGCCTTCATCTCGGCAGCGAGCTTGGCCACCGGCATCAGAACGATCGAAATCAACAGCGCAGTCGTGACCAGTTTCGACATGACCGTCTCCCGTGGATGTCGCCCGCCGGGTGGCGGCTGGTTGCCGGCCCGGATGCGGAAGGAGCAGGCCGGTCGAAGCGATTGGATGCTGCTCCGACCGGCCTGATGAGGGTCCCGATGCGCTCGCGAGAGCGGTCCGGGCCGCAGACGCGGGATGGCTAGTCGGTGTCGAGCGGGCCCAGATCCGCGATGTTGGCCACGTTCACGACGCTTCCGCTATTCGTCTTCACGATGAACACACCGCTCTGGATCGCACCGTTGATGTTGACGTTGGCCATGATGAAGTCGCCCACGCGAAGCATCGCCGCGGCGTTGTTGAAGTACCCCGCCGTATCGATGTTCGCTGCTAGGTCAGGGCTCTTGTAGTGCCACAGGGTAAACCCGTTGGCGTAGGCGAGCGCACTGAGGTTGTTGGAGTTGAAGGCCATGATTTAGCTCTCCAGGCAGGGCATCTCGATGACGCCGTCGGCATCGATCAGGCGTGCGCCCTGGCTCATCGAGTTGGCGACGAAGTGAGCGGCACGATCGCCATGCCAGGTCACATCGGTGGTGACTTCCTGACCGATGGCGTGGCCAATCGCGCTGCGGTGGTACCAGAAGCAGCTGCGCACACCGGCGACCAGCTCCAGGCCCGAATGCGGCAACCAGAGGGTGCCGAGCCAGCGCTTTGCCTGGGTGCCGCGCCACGGCAGCTCATCCGGGCCGACGAAGTCGGCGTCGGCGAACTCCGGTAGCTGCAGCAGCTCCGACCACTGCTTCCAACCGATCACTGCGAAGCGCTGGCCATCGTCCGGCACGTCCTTGTCGCCGAGCAGCTCGAAGGCCTCGAGCACCTTTGCCTTGGTCAGGCCATCAGTGCCGGCGCCAGCGGTCGTGGTGGTATTGGAAAGACCGGCAATGATCAGCTCGTCGGTCTTGCGGCCGAGAGCGAAGGCACCGGCATTGGCGAGCACCTGGCGCTCGTCGATATTGATCTTGAGCTCGTCCAGGTGATCGACCCAGTCACCGGCATAGAAGTCTTGCAACTGGCATTCGACCGGCGTGTGGTCGATGTTCATGACCGGCACTTTGCCGTGCCGTGCCTTGGTTGAGGCGCTACCCTTGCCGACCTTCTGAAAGACGGTGGTGCTGCCCCTGACACCGTTTTTGACCCGAACGGTGCCGCGTAGCTTCGAGCCCATCCGCTGATAGGCCTGGTGGACTTCCTCCTCGAACTGCTTGATGAACGCTTGGTCGATTGTGGTGGACACGTTCGTCCCTCCGTGAAGTTGAACCGAGAGACGACGCGCGGTTGGTCCGCTTGAGCGGTGGTGCGCTTTGGCCACTCCACCTCTGTTTCGCGGGCCGCGGTCTAGATGGATGCGCTCCACCTCGGCGGGCTGAGCTCGAGCGGGCCCGCGCCGAGGCACGGGTTGATCCGCTGCTCAGACCGAGAAAGCCGCCGGACGTATCCGCCCGGCGTCTTGACGTCGTTGCCCGGCGGCTATGCCGCCTCCAGAAGGCGCTCTTCACCGGACTCCGTGACGCGGATGACACCAGCCTCAGTCACGCGAGCCACGGCGGCGCCGCCGCTTACGCCATTGATCACACAACTGACGCTCGCGGGACGGACAACCGTGTCGCCGAGCGAATTGGTGGCGCCGGTCGAGGTGACCGTATTGTTGGCGCCCGTGCAGTTCAGATTCTCGAGCGTGGCGCCACCTTGCCTGGCCAGGTGATAGGCCGCATAGACGCCGGCATCGTTGCGTGAGGCATCGCGCGCATGGCAGCTGTTGATGGTTGCGCTGGCCTGGGCTGTGAAGTGGAAGCAGTCACGCCCGACATCGAGCGCACTGCAACGGAAGACAGTACTGTCGGCCGGATGGGATGCGCTGTTCTGTCCGCTCAACGCGATGCCATGGTACCAGCAGTCGAGGGCGAGGAGGCTCTCCCCATGCCAGCGGCTGGAGTCATAGACGATGAAACCGGAGCCGCCATCGCTGGCGTGATCCGGCCGGCCGCAACCCAGCGCACGGCAGTCGAAAGCCACGCCGTCGTTGCTCTGCTGCTGCCAGCGGAAGCCGTCACTCTCGCAGTTCTCGGCAATGCAGCCGAGCACTTGCGCGTTGGTCACGCGGGCAAATCCATACCCGGTCCCATGTCCGACCGACTCGCCGATGTAGCCGCGTGTCACCACCCCGACAAGGTGCACGTCCTCGCCACCATGCGTAGCGCAGTTGAACGAGATGCCGTCACCGGCGGGGCCGGTTCCGGCGTGCTCGAACAGACTGTCGCGAACCGTGATCCGAGCAAGTCCGACGGGATCGGGCACGAAAAGGCCGTGGCCACCACCCTGGTGGTCGATGCCGGTCAGCAGCACGTCTGTGCAATCGTCTCCCAGAAGTAGGAATGATCGCTGCGTGCGGCGTGAGACCACGCCCGCGATCATCAGTCCGGTCGCCCCGATGGCGCGGAGGCTGTCGCCGTTCGGGATCACGGCGTTCTGATCGAGGGTCAGGCCGTCACCGTCGACCATCACGCCGGTTCCGGTAATCTCGAGCATGGTCGCGCCGGGGGACCAGGCGCCGGTACCCGTGATCGCCTTGATCGTTCCGTCGCCTCTGATTCTCAAGCCGTCGTGAGGGCAGTTGAGCTGGCCGCTGGTGCAGAAGACGCCACCGGCGATCACGAGATCGTCGCCGGCTGAACCGGCGGCATCGACGGCCGCCTGGATCGCGACCGTGCTGTCGGTCATGCCATCCGGCAGCCCGCCGAATTCCTGGGGTGTGCGATCAGCCATACTCACAACTCGTATTTGTTTTTCAGGTAGCCATAGACCGCGGCCCGCTCGCCCACGGTCAAGGCGCGGGCGTAGAGGCCTAACTCGTAGATGTCGACGGCTGCGTAACCGAAGGTGCCGTCATCGTAGTGCCCGCCCAGGATGATCTGGGCAGGGATTGCGAATGGTCCGTCGTAGCTGTCGGCGCCTTGACCTTCGAGGTCCTGGAAGATTGCGTTGCCGCCGCCGGCGGACAGAACAGCGAGCCCGATTGAGCCGCCATCATTGCGCTGGATCAGCAGAGGGTCCGCTTCGGCGGAGCGACCTAGCCATTGAAACTGGCCACTCGTCGCACTCGCGTTCTGCAGAGTGAAGAACCCCTCGTGGTCGACGCCCGTCGCGGCAGCCACAGAGACGATGCCGGAAAAGTCGCTTCGGGTGCGTATCGCAAACACCATGAACAGGCTGACACCGGCCGCGAGATCGGGGGGGGCGGCGATCGCGAGCGTATCGTCGACGCCGTCGAACCGAAGCACGTCGCGACCCCCGCCATCGGTCACCTTGAGCGGGCGCTCGTCACTTGCGATCTGATTGGCATGATTGTCGTTGCCGCTCAGATCGTCCCAGCGCTCGATCGCGCCGCCGGTCTCGATCGTCGGGCTGAGTTCGGCGTCATACCAGAACGCCAGGGAGCTGATCTGATCCGGCGATTCGGGTGGGGATTCGGTCGACCCCACTCGTCGTCGCTTCGAGCCGAAGCCGAGCCGACTGCCGGACCGGAGGCCAAGCGCCGTCATCGTCTACTGCCGCTCGCAGATCTGCGCCACGATGTTGCCAGACCCGGTCGCGGACACGATGGAAACATAGCTCCACGTGTTGCCCTCGAAGACCGGCAGCTCGTGCCACTCGCCTTCCGGGAGATAGGGGTCGGCGGTCGTTGCCAGCACGCTTGAAGCGCCTTGCCTGAAATGCGCGTCGCCGCCGATCGCGATGATGCTGACCACGCCGCAGGTCGCCGAGATAGGCGCGGCGTTGCGGTCTGGCGTGGCCTCGGTTGGTGCCAGATTGTGTACCGTGCCCCAGGCCATAATCGGCATTCTGGTGCCGTCGTCGTCGCGGACGAGTTCGGTCGCGGTGGACCCTTTGCGGCGAAGTCTGGCCATGGACGTCTCCTTTGGCACCGGCGGCTGGCCGGCCACATAGTTGGAATCGGGAAACGCGACGCGATGTCGCGGGACCTGCTAGCTCGGATAGAGACGCCGGAAGCCCTCGGTCACCTTGGCGACTACGTCAGGATCGCGATCGCGCCAGTAGCGCGGATCGCGCATCAACTTGCCGAGCATCGCCTCGTCGAGTTCGGCCGGTGGCCCATCGCCCTCGCGCAGCACGGCCGGTTCGCGTGCCTGCATCATCTGGTGCATGGCGAGCACGCCGTCATAGCTCCTCGACAAGGTGTTGAAGACTTCGCCCGAGAGGTTTGCCTGCCCCCAGGTTCTGATCTGGCGTGCCATTGCCCGCCAGGTGTCGCCCCCGCCGAAGCGGCTCTCCAGGCGCTCGGTGTCACGTGCAGTGCCGAACTCGTCCAGCACATCCTCGATCAGCGGCAACAGGTGGTCGGAGGCTAGGTCGTAGACGAGCTGTGCCTGTTGCGGTGTGAAGCCAGCCGCATGAAGCTTGGCGTTGATTTCCGGGCTAGGGTCCAGCAAGGTGTTTGGCGACGCAATCTCGTAGGCGTCCGCGCTTTCCGGAACACCGAGTGCCCGCCGGAGCCGGGCGTAAGCCTCGGTATCCGCTTCGTCGGCTGGCAATGCTACCATCGAACCTAGCTTGCGCTCGAGTTCCAGATAGGATTTCAGCAGGGACTCGGTGCGAACCATACCTGCCTCGGCGTCCCAGAATTTCTCGGGAACGGCTGCCGGACGTGACGCTGCGGGCTCTTTCGTCATCGCCGCCTGTGAGTCTGGCGCAGCCGTCGCTCCATCCGGGTCGCGACCGGATACCCGGTCCACCGCCTGCAATCGCTCTTCGTTCATCGTGATCCCTAAGTGTCGCGGTTTGTCGAGGACGAGAGAATGGGACGTCAGGTTCGACCGCGCTCGACCATGGCGAGCAAATGGGCGATCGCGCTGCGTTGACCTTCGAGGTGCCGAAGCTCGGCATCGGTTGCACTCGGCGGAAGTCTCCGGTCGAGTATCACCCGCTTTAGGTGATCCACGATCAGACGACCGTCGCTATCGGCGAAGCATCGAGCAAAGGCACGGCAAAGCTCGGTCTCGGCCGGGGCCACCGGGGCGCTACCGTGCGCTTCGAACCAGGCCCAGCCAACAAACTCCTGATCATCGGTCAAACCGAGGTCTCCGACTCTTCCTGCGATGTCGATTTGACAAGGCTGTCCGCCAGTTCGAGGAGCGCTGTTGGTATCTCGACATCGCGGATCAGCTGGCCAGGCACGCCCAGGCGATCGCCGAGCCAGCGGGCGGTTGCCGGCAGATCGACGGCAGCGAGCGCCTCGGTTCCCATCCTCGCGGTCGATTCCAGCCACAGGAGCGTGTTGTGGACATCCTGTTGGGCCTGAAGTCGCGCGAGCGGCGACTTGTATTGCAGATCGGTCACCCGGCCATCCAGCGTCATGTCGGGGATTTCGCCGCGACGGCGCAGAATCGCGATGGCGCGCGTGAGCAGCGGTGTCAGCAGCTCGGCCTGGAGACGACCATAGGTCGCGCCCAGAAGCCGGGTCATCTCGGTGCTGCGCTCGAGGACCTCGGTCGCTGTCATCTTGCGGCTGCCGATTGCGCCCAGCCGATCGACCAGCAAGGCGTGCCGGATCCGGCCGCGGAGGTCATCCAGCATCAGGCTTGACACATCGAAGCGACCAGGCGCCTGCAGGGGTGTGAGGCCGGCCGAGCCCACCGCCTTCGGAATGATGCTGCCCGGCACCAGCTGGATGTTGGCCGGATTGAGCACGCCGTCGTCGTCCGCTTGCCAGATCCCGGTGACCGAGATGGACGCGTTCTTCAGCACCAGTTCGACGACCTTGTTCACCGTCTTGATGTCGGGCAACACGGTCATCACCGGGGAGCGCCCATAGATCTCGGCGGCGCCTTTCAGCCAGCGGAAGCTGATGAACGGCGAGGTCTCGAAGCGACCGGTTGCCAAAAGGACTGGCTGACCAGTGCCTCGATTGAGCATGGCGACGTAGTGAAATCCCGGTGCTGCTGGTAGCAGCGCCTCGACCACGGGAAAGGTTTGATCCCGCTGGGCGCGACATTCAGCCAGCAGTGTGTCCGGGATCTCGGCGTCTGGAAACCGCGCACGCAACGTGTCGAGGGGTAGGGTGCTCTGCCGGAAGTGGCCATTGATCTGTCCTTCCGGACCTGCCTCGAACCACATCTCGGCCATCGGCACCGCGGTCAGGCGAAACGCGCTCAAATCGCCGACCGGCGCCTCCTCAAACAACAGAGTGGCGCTTCCCACCGTCACCAGATCCAGGAACGCTTGGTGGACCTCGACCGCAAAGTTCGAGCGATCGAGATGGGATTGAATCGTCAGCGAGACCTGGTCCAGGGCCTCGGCCAGAGCGCCTCGTTCGATCGCACCGACCTGCCGGCCCGGGATCAACCCGAACCACTGCGACCACGGCGGGGTAAGCTCAGCGAGCAAGGAGGCGGCGAGTTGCTCGACCGCGTCCGGCGCCGTTCCATCGAAGGTACGCTCGGCGTGGTTGCGGCCGGCGGTGAACTCGGCGCCAAAGCCCGCTCCTCGGTGAGGCAGGACGTAGGTGTAGCAGTCTCGCCACAGGCTTTCCCAGCACAGACGCCGGTTCTTGGCCCGCTGGTAGCGCGACCAGACAGCCTCGAGCGAGAGCTCACCCATCAAAGCACTCCGCAAGTCTACCGGGGGTTGTTGCCGTCGGAGGAGCCGATCGGCTCGACTGTGTTCGGCTTATATTCCTATACGGCTTGAATTGTCAAGTCAAAATCTTGCTTGGACCGCCGATGCTTTGGGGACGGCAGAACCCGAAACGACGCGCCACCGGAGCGACTCCTTTGACGAAAGGTGGGCGAACAGGTCCCAAGGGGTGAGCACCCAGGTGGCGCGAATGCCCAGAAGGCGCTTCGCGACGCTTACGCAGGTCAGCGGCGCCAGGGTCAACCAATCGCGGGGCAGATCGCGCGCCGTTCTCCCAACCAATACGTGGTGACCCTGGCCGGCATAAAAATCCGCCAGGTTGAAGGATCGTGGCAGGTGGAGCGAATTCAGCTCGATACGGTCCTTCAGGGCATCGCAGATCAGCCAGCAGGGCTCATCCCGGATCACCACGAAGCAATGGCGGAAGCCATGTTTCAACCACCGCAGCCATGCACATTCGGTTCGGTCGACGAAGACCACCAAGGCGGGGCGTTCGCCTGTCTGTCGCGCAGCGGCCATGGAATCAGGCTTCGCGCGGGGGAGAAATGGTGACACAGTCGGGCGCCGGGCACAGCCGTGGGGACATCGATGGACCTGGACATCAGGATGGAAGGCCTATATAGGAACGAAAACGTGGCTCGTTGTCAAGGAGACAGGTCAATGTTCCTACTGACAAGCGCAACGGTGATTCCTAGGTTGAGAACGAGTCGCATTTCGAGTCGGAGCTGATTCCTATGTTCACGCATGCCGAGGTGTGGCGTGGCATTGACCGCTTGGCCAAGCATCACAGCTTGACGCCATCTGGGCTGGCGCGTCGGGCGGGGCTTGATCCCACGACCTTCAATCCGAGCAAACGAATCACCAAGGAAGACAAGCCTCGGTGGCCTAGCACCGAAAGCCTCGCCAAGATTTTGACCGCGACCGGAACTCCGTTCGCCGTATTCGTGTCCATGATGTCGGACGGAGCGGCGTCGACGGACGAGCCCCCTTCGCAGCGCATGCGCTGCATCGCCCTCGGACAGACCCAACGCGCGGGACTGTTCGACGATTCCGGGTTTCCAGTCGGAGAGGACTGGGACGAGATTGATTTCCCGAACCTCGATGATCGCCACGCCTACGCGGTGGAGGTCCATGACGATGTCATGGAGCCGGCCTACCACGATGGCGATCTGCTGATCGTTTCACCAGCCGCCAATATTCGGCGCCATGACAGGATTCTTCTGAAGCCCGTCAAGGGGGAGGTGATCGCGGGATTGCTTCTGCGCCGCACCGCACAGCGCATCGAGCTGGCACCGTTCGCCAAGGGCCAGGACGCAAAGCGGTTCGCGCTCAGGGATGTGGCCTGGCTCGCCCGGATCGTCTGGGCCAGTCAATAGCCGGGACAGAACCGGCGCGCACAGGATGGTCGGGAACCAGGTCCGGCAAACAAAGAGGCCGCCGGCGAACCGGCGGCCAATTCAACAGGGAGGCATCACAACGTCAGGGAGGACATCGGCTTGGGTTGGTGGTCGGCACCTCGCCACGAGCGAGGTTTGACATCACAACCAAGCCTCGATGGGCTTAGC